GTGGTTTTTTTAATAATTTCATATTTATCTTTTAGCATATTTTCTGTGCTTTTTAGGTCAGAATTATTAAAACATATAGAGTATGGACCACCATCATTAATAAAATAGATTGTTACAATAACATTATCTATATGAGGATATAATTGCTTTAATGCATAATGATAAATTTTAAGCTGAGGATCTTTTTCTAGCTTTTCCTGTGTCTTTTCTTGTCCTGTGGCCCAATCTAATCTACGACCAGTTTTCCAATCTACAATTTCATATGTATTATCATCTATTTTAGTAATTAGATCTATCGTTCCCTTAATTGCTAAATTACCACTAATAGTTTCATCTTTTAATTTGAAAGAGTATTTAGACCATGGTTTTTTAATTTCTATATCAAACTTTTGTTCTGGACACACTATGATTCTATTTCTTGGATCAAACATTCCTCCATTATGAGATATGGCCTTATATACCCAGCTATGACAATCTTTATAATCTTTAATTTCCCATGTATGATGGGAAAATTGTTTAGAATAATAATTATATACTTTTTCTATAATAGTATTTAAATTATATTTATTAACATTAATATTACCAAGTATATCATCTTCAACAGTTTTTTCATCATTTTGAACTCCTTGTTGTATAACGGCTAGAATTTCTAAAACTTTATGAACTATCGTTCCTTTATCCGCCTTTTTATTAGACGGACCCCTCCATCCTAAAACATATTCGAAAAAATATTGCTGTTCGCACATATTGTGCGTATTATAACTAGATGATCTAAAGTAAGTAATAATTATGATATCACCTTATGTTGTGTGAGAAAATTGTATATTATTTTATTTTGTTCTCCAATATTTAAATATCTATTATCAACTACAAGATCAAAATTATTCTGATTATATTTATTATCATCTAAAGCCATCTCACTTAAATGATCAGAATTGTATGGATTTCTAGTTAATTTAATAACAAGACCTCCAACTTCTTTTATTGCATCTACTTCATTAGGAAATCTACAATCAGCAATAATTGCGACAGTTGGTTTTTCTTGCTGTATTTTTCTGACAGTAGCACTAGACCATACATTCGTTTGCATCGCCCTAAACATATCTGTTCCAACCATTTGCATAACTTCTCTGGCCGTTAATTGTTTATTATCCCAAAAACAGTTTACTAGTTCATTTTTTGATTCATCAGAACCATAACACTGATCATATGTTAATCCTAGTATATTTATACAAATATCTTGTTTTAGTGGATCAGCAAAATTATATATTTTTACATCTCCCAATAAGTTACCAGTAACTATATTGGCAACAAATTCTGAACAAGTTGTTTTGCCTGACTGTTTTCTGCCAGCGAAAGCAATAATTTTTGTCATGTTATACTCTTTAAATACTCTTTAATTTGTTTGTTGATTTCATCACTTGTCATTTCGCCAATATCAGATTTAGATATGGTTGGCGTATATATTTGATAGGTTTTTTGACATTTTTCAATAATGTTTTCTGCTGCTTTCTTACCAGCATCATCATTATCTGTTAAAATTACTATTTTCATAGCGCCAGAACTATCTAATAGTAGTTTTTGTCTGTCGCTCATAGAAGAGCCAAAAATGGCTACGCTGTTATGTATATCGTTTTCCTCTAATCTCCATACGTTTCCAGGACTCTCTACTATAATTACAATATGGTCTTTTTTGATATATTCTTTTGAAAACCATAAATTATATAAATGATTTTGACACTTAAATCCATTACTATGTTTCCACTTGCTATATTTATAACCTTCTTCTTTGGAAGGACACGAATGGTTGTGGTCATGATGATATTTGCATTCGCCGCATTTTTCAAATATTGAACGACCAGTACATCCAACAACATACTGCCCGGTAATGTCGTATACGGGCGCTACGACCCTATTAGACATTTCTTTATTTGGTCTGTCGCATAGACCAACATCGTATTTAACCAGAACATCTGACGAATATCCACGATTTATGTAATATTGTGATGGTATTTTTAAATGACTACGAACAACATCTCTAGTTAAACTAGGAACATTATCGGTATTGCTGTTATTATGTATCTTTTCTATAATTCTAGTAAAAGATTTTTTATCTTCAGTTTGATAATCAATTTTTATTTCTGCAATACTATTTCCTAAAAACTTTTCAGCAAAGTTTATTGCTTCATAGAAAGATGCGGTTTTATCTCCAGATTCACCCCATTTATATTTTCTATTAGAAATTATTCCTCTAATAAAACCTAAAATAGACTCCTTGAAAAATTTTTCACACCCATGAGTTCTGCATTTCCAATTACCTCTATAATTATCTCCCTCATGATAAATATTTAATGCGGTTGGATTATCTCCACCATGAATAGGACAGGTCATAGAAATCATAGAACTATTTGTGTGTTTATAATCAATATTAAAATGAGATAATAAATCATCTATCTTATCACATAATTGATCACAAATGATTTTTAGTTCTAATTGATTATATGAACGGTAGGGTTTCGTGGTCGTTCTCAATGTCAAATTCTTCATCAGTATTATTAGTTCCATTAAGTAATTCTAATCTTGTTTTACCCTCAACAATTTTGGCACACCAACCCTTCATATAGCAGTTGATATAGTCATTGTCGTCCAATCCGCCGCCGTGTCTACTAATGAGTGGAACTAGTTTGCGATTACCGTTTGTTGGTCCATCTTCTGCAATTTCTTCATCACTTTTTCTTTTAAAGATTGTAAAGTTACTACACAACCAAATGATTCTATCTGAACCACTTGCTGTATCTGTACTTTCTTTTGATATTCCGTCTCTATTTAATTGTATAAAAGCCACAACAGGAATTTTATATTGGGTAGCAAAATTATGCAATGACGTCATCATAAAACCCAATACCTGATATTCTTTCATATCCTGAGATATTCCGGCACTATCCATCAGCTTCAAATAATCATAAAAAATCACACAATCTTTGGCTGTACCATCTGGATTAAGTCCAACATCTTTAACCAGCCATCTTCTCATTATTGCTATTTGTTCTTCAAAACTTTTACCGGCAATAGATTTATAATAAAGTTTTGTTTCTAGTAAATCTTTAGCAGCTTTGGTGACTTTATTTTTAAGAGTTTCTGATTGATAAAATTTACCAGTTTCTATACTATTAATTTCTACTTCTGTCATCATAGCTAATATTCTATGAATATGGTCTTCTTTTGTCATTTCTGTATCTAAATTCAATACAGGAATTTTAAGCTTATTTGCTATATGAAAACCCATATTATCCGACAATAATGTTTTGCCTGTTTTTGGCCTTGCTGCTATAACATTGATTGTGCTTTTTCTTAATCCTCCACCTATAGACTGATCATATATCGGAAACCCGGTTGAAATACCAACTTGATCTATTGGATTATTTCCTAAATATTCTATATATTGATCTATTTCGTTACCAATAATTTCAGGATTATTATCTACTTGATCTATAGAATTAACAAAATTAAACACACTGTCTTCTGCTATACTAACTATACTATTTATGCTTTCTGTGCCAGAAATATTTTCTATTTTATTTTGTGCATGTTGAAGTTGTTGAGTTAGTAGTCTGGCTATTTCTAGCTTCTTAATTTTAGTCGCAAACTTCTTAACATTATTTTTTTCTACAGGAAAACTTAATATGGCTTTAAGATGTTGAATCTCGTCTTTATGAGATAAAATATGAGATAAACCAACCTCTTGAGATGCTGATAAAATCGATGCTATATCAAGTTTGGTTTTAGGCTCTGACGATAAAATATGCTTTATACATTTATATAAATAAATATTGCTATCTATAGTAAATGTTGACTCTGATATAATATCAGAAATTTCCACATATACTTCATCACCAAACAAACATATTCCGCTTAAAACAGCTCTTTCGGCCGCAGAGTCAGATAATATCATATTTTCATCCTGCTGAAATGGAACACTTATTACACTTATATCTATCTGTTGATATAACCAACGATGGACTAACCTTATCTTGTTTACCACAAACCCTGCATTTTACAGAAACCAAATTTGTTTTTCTGGTTCTTGGCATAGGCGGTTTTTGTTGTAATCTTTGATCTATTTCTACGTCCTCTTTATGCATATTTTTTTCTGGCATATCAGAGAATTTATTATAGAAATTGCTCTTTTTAGTTTTTGTAGGGGTGGGTTCGTCCTCTACTTCAGTATTAGTTTCTGACGACTGATTGTCCAACATTAGTTGTAACATATCGATCATCTGTTGAATTTGTTTAGGAGATAGATCCATGTTTTACCTTTGTTTTTAAAATGGATAAGAGAATATCAGATAGATTTTTAATACTATTTGCTATATATTGTAATCTGTCGCTTCTTTGTTTGGCATATTTTTTGATCTTATTAAGAGCATTTGCTTTATCATTATGCTTTATAGCCTGACTAGATTTTTCTATGTATCCATAGCCTTTATAATTATTGATATCATCGGCTATAGCTTCTTTAATATTTTCTTCTGACCAATTATATCTAGCTATTTCTCTATTAATAGATCTTTGTACATGAAAAGAAAACTGTCCAAGTCTATATGCGATTATGGAACAATCTTCTGGTGTTAACTTTTCAAGCTCATCTCTAGACATATACAAATATTTATTTAATTCTGATTCATCAAATTGATTTGGTACATAGGTACCCAAACCTAATTGATTCTCATATTCGTCTAGAACTTTATCCCATTCACTAACTTGATCTTTGGTGTTCATGTTTTAATAATTTCTTCCCAAGAGTCGATGTTATCATACGATAAAACTATATATTTAATATTATTATTTTCGCACCATTCTTTTTTATTCTCATCTCTTTTTTTATGTTTCATAAATCCTAATACGGAATTATGAAAAAATTTATTAAACTTAAAATGTTGTTCACCATGAACTTCTACGCAAGTTTTTGTAAGAGGTAAATAAAAATCCATATATAGAGTTTCTGCTTTTCTTAATGGTATGGCTACTTCTTCTAAAATTTGTAGTGTAGGAAAACATTTATGTAATAGATCTCTTGCTTTAAGATGTAATGATGATTTATTTTGCATAGAACCATGGGAAATATTACCGATCAATTGCCAATGAACAGTATTATTATCTAAATCTTTTACTTGCATTTTAATCCCATAGTAGTTTTTATCTCATTCCATAAATCTTCGTACACTTTATTGTTATCTACTAAAAATTGTCTAGTTTTTTCTAAACCTTGAAATTTTGGTTTGTCTGGAGCACTTGTAAGAGTATACCATGCTCCGCCCTTGGATACAAGTCCCATATCAACAGCAAGAGTCAGTAATTCCATATATTTATCTATTCCTTGTCCATATCTTAAATAAGATGTTATTTTTCCTCCGGGTGGACCTAATGCTGAACATAATACTTGCCATTCGATTTCTTGTCCAATTTGAGGAGAATCGTCGGATAGATTCCATGCTTTGAAATAAGTTGCTTTTAATTTAATATCCGTTTGATATGCTATAGCCTGTCCACTTTTTTCTTTCCATTCTACATATCCATTACCGGGATTACCCATCAAATGAGTTATACCTATAACAATATTTCTGTTCACAGGAATAACATTCGCAACTTTCCTACAAAATTTAGCTAATAATTTTGCCCCATCTGCTCTTTGCATTTTATTCATATCGCTTGTTATTTCTGCTTCTGTACACAATGCAGAATATGAGTCAATAATTAAAAGAGATCCTGGAATCTCATTAATAATTCTTTCTGCAATTTGTAAGTATTCTTCAGCATGTAATATTTTACCTGTTTGAGATCCAATCACATGAAATTTATCTAGATTTAATCCTGGTATTCCTTCCAAATCTCGTTTTTTCAATCGACCTTCAATATTTAGGTAGTACACATCCCTGCCATCTTTAAAAGAGCCGTAAGCATATTCTGGTTTTTGAGCATTTGCACAGAATGCTAAAGAAGTCGTGGTTTTTCCACACTTTGGTTGTCCGGTTAGAATTACGAATGATCCTTCCGGAATACCACCATTTAATACAACATCAAGAGATGGACTAATTGGTATAGTAATTAGATCTTTATCAACAACAGCATTTCCTGTTAGAATAACCTCAGAACCGAATGTTTTAGAAACATCTTCTTTAAGTCCCATTATCTAAGTCCCTTATTTTAGAAATAATATTTTTTGAAGTAGTAGATTGTCTAAAGTTAGTTTTTGGATTTCTGTCGATAGTTTTTGATAATTGAGTATTTTCTGATTCCAATTGCAACTTTTCGTATTCTATAATAGGCTTCAGATGGGGCGCTCTCAATGAGTATATATTTTTAGATTTTGGATTAGATAAAGCTCTTACAACAGCTTTGTCTCCATATTGCTTAATCAACTTATTAGCCGATGCTATTTGATTTCTAAAAAATTTAGACCATTCATTATTCAGCCAAAATCTATAATGTAAATCCTTTTTTTCTATCAGAGCCTTTTTTTCACAGATTAACTCGGTAACATATTGAGCAGCAGAGACGGTTGTTTGAGAATACTTGGATGGATATTTATTTGCCATTTGGTCTATGAATAGAATTTTTTGCTGTACGGGAAACTGTTGGTGGTAAATTTTTCTTAAACTCATCATTAACCTGAGACGCTTCTTTTGTCATAATAGAAACAGACTTATTTCCTTTGACAGAAGTTTGTGATATCATCAAATCTTTAGATGTAACCTTTGAGCTTTTAACATTGATATCCTTACTAGTATCTATTGATTGATTTTTTTCAACGAATCTTTTTACTGATTCAAAATCTAATTTAAGATCATGTGATATTTCTTGTTCTGTTTTATTTTTTTCTAGCATATGCAAAATAGCATACTGTTCGATCTTGGATAATTTTTTCATGTCATTTCCCTTTCTGCATTATTTAACCATGCAATATTTTTAGATCTTAAAAAGTTTATATACATATCAAATACCTTTTGGGGTACTTGCTTAAAATCGTATTCTTTTTTTCCTGTTTTTGTTAAAAATTTTGTGTGTCTTCCTTCGCTGTATGCTCCTATGGGATTATAAATTCTCCCATAAAGACCTATCTTAATAAAATATTTAGTAGTATTTCCTATAATCTTTTTAGCAAATACATCAGCTGTCTCTTTTTTTAGAATAGGATTACCTTCGTTATCAATAAGTTTATGTTTACCAAATATGGTATAATAAACATGAGTATCTTCAGAAACTTCATCGTTAGATACTTCTTGTTTTGGTTGATGTAAAAAAGTCATATCATCTCCATTTTATTTTTTTAGGCTTGTTGATTCTCGACATTCCTTTAGGCAAAGGCTTTTGCGACTGCTCGTCCTTATAGTCATTATGTTTTTTACTTAGTTCATTTTTTTGATCGTCACTCATTCTATCTCTATTCCTATTTGCTAAATCTCCTATTGTTTTCAACTCTGAGTCGTGTTTAACAATAGATGAATTGATAGTAAGTAAATCATTTTCATAGTCTCTATCTGTCTTAGATTTATTACATGATGGACATTTTGGATGAGCATTATAGTCTTTTATATAAGAAAATAGCTCAAAAGAATGATTACAAGAATTACAAATATATGAATATGTTGGCATAAATTTAAAAAATATAATTAATCCATTCCTCGGGCAGATCATTCTTTATGATATCTAGTCTCCTAGTCACAGACAAGTATTTTTTGTGTTTAGATGGGCTTGTTGGAATATTCATTAATTTCATATTGGCTTGTTCTGGTGTTCTATTTCCTTTTCTTCTGTTACATTCTGTACAGGCCAAAACTATATTTGTCCATGTTGTAGGAGAATAATCATATGACCATTGAGATTTTGGTATAATATGATCATATGTCATTTGATTTTTATCTGATTTTTGACCACAATATTGACATTTATAATTATCTCTTACAAATAAATTAGCACGAGAAAATTTAACAATACAATTATGTAAATTTAAATAATGTTTTACTCTTATTACAGCAGGAATATAAACCTTATAGTCTATACCAATTAAATAATCATCTTTATAATAGTTAACAATTTCTAGTGTTTGAGATAAATCATCTTTATATAGAAAACTAATAGCTTTTCTATAATCTATAATTGACAAAGGAGTATAATCCGCATTCAATACTAGACACTGTTTATGTTTGGTTTGACTCATAAGATTCTATTTTCGACATTATATCTGCAATTATAGGATTCCTAATAATATCGGAAGATTCTAAATAACTAAAACCTATATTATTTATATCTTGTAAAACCTGTGATATAATCTTATATCCACCTTGTAAATTTCTAGCCAAGTCAGATTGTCTAATATCTCCAGTGATGACCATTTTACTGTTTTGTCCAATACGTGTCAACAACATTTTTAATTGATCATAGGTAGCATTTTGACACTCGTCCGCAACAATAAATGAATCATGAAAACTTCTACCGCGCATTAATCCTAATGGCACAATTTCTATTTGATTATTAAGCTTTAATTTATTGTAGTGTTGAATATGAATAAAATGATTTATTTCATCTAAAATAGGTAATAAATAAGGATGAATTTTTTCTTCTGCTGTACCCGGTAAATAACCAATTTTTTCACCAGCTTCTATAACTGGTCTAGTAATAATAATTTTTTTAATTTTTTGATCAGACAAATATTCTAATGCCATACCAATAGCAATATGTGTTTTACCAGTACCAGCAACACCTTGACAAAATGTAATCACATTTTCTGCAATAGTTCTTATATAATCCTTTTGATTACTTGTTTTAGGTTTTAAACGATTTTTAAAATTAAAAGTAGTGTCGGGAGTTAATGCAACATTAGTTAAATCAATAGGTTTCTTATTCGATTTGTTATTTTTTTTTCTCAATGATATATCCCCATAAGGATGTGATTAAATTAGACACGCGCCACCAGCACAACTAATTTCCTCAATCCCTACAGTATTGTCCTCTGTCTCCAACAACTGAGTATAGTCAACTTTCTTAAAACTATGAAATAAATCACAGTATACTTTCCAATTATAAACATCTTTCATGCAGTATGTTAGTCTTTTAACATCTCCATCAAAATATTTACCAGCAAAATTTTTCATTTTGGTGATAAACATAAGTTTGGATTCGTGATCATCTTTGTTAGCTTGATTTAAGGTAACATAATCACATGCGGCCCATAAGTTTTTATTAAATGTATTAAGAGCCAACTCTATAAGACCAGAACACCATAATGAAGCGTCTCCATATTCTTTTACTATTTCTCTGCTTGTATAAACAGTAGTAAATGGTGCTTGTGGATAGTCCTTATCTCCGCTTTGTGGAATTAGACTAATACCAGCAAAATATTTACGATTATTATAAATATATTCAGTAACCTCTTCCCATTCATCTGGTTTAACCGTTACAGTATTGCTAACATTATGACACAAATAGTCTTGCGTACATAAAGACCTGTTTTTACCAGAATGTACCCAATTTTTTTGAGTATCTTTTACTATTGATAACATTTCCACAGCCGGTAATTGATTTTTTAATTTTGCACCATCTGGAACTTCTATTGGAAATTTGACCACTTCGTCTGTATTGTTTGCTGACCAAACCGAACGCTCACAGGCTTGAGGGTTATAAGACTTAAAGTGTTGGTATGGTGCCTCTAAAACATTAGCCTGTACATGTCTTATATAGCGTTTAGCATGATGTGGATGTATGCCAGATGATGTACCAAGCATACTACTACTGGTGCCTTCTGGTTTTAAGCAAGTTACTCTGGCGGCTTGATTAATACCAATTTTTTGAGATAATTCTTTATTGGTTTCTACAGCAATTTTGGCACCAGTTTTTAATACTTGCTCCGTTAATAATAAATCATGCTTTTCCATTATTCCTGTCATGGAAACGCCTAATAGGGCTTCTCTTTCAAAGATTTGCTCACTGTTTTCACCAAGATATTCTAATTTGGTAAAACCAGCCTGTAATGTTCCTATGATTGCAGCGGCTTTGCATCGTTCATAAAAATCATTCTCATCGGTAATAGATGAACAATTAATTGTTGATAGATTGCATCCTTGCCAGCCAGACTCACCAGTTATTTCATTAACAGGCCACAAAGAAATTTCTACACATGGATTAAAAACCATTTCTGTAGAATCGCCCCAAATAAATCCTGGTTCGCCATATTCTTTAACCGATTGCATCAATTGAGAGAATTGTTCTAATGATGTTGAGTCTCTTAATAGTAGAGCAGAATTATTGCTTCGTGCTCTTTGTGGATTTTCAATATACCAATTACCTGTTTTGGCTTTTGTCATTTCATCATCATCTGGGCTAAATAATGCTAAACTAGCTGATCTTCTTACTCCACCACTTAGAACAGCATCGCTGCTGTGCATAACAATATCATAAGCATCAATTGGTTTTAATTTTTTTTGTCCATTAGCAACGCATCTATCTAATAGTGCTCTAACTTTTTCCAAGCCCTTTTGTAGTGGTTCAAATCCTGGAGCCTTACCAACTCCAGAACTTAATTCTGATCCTTTGGGTCTGATATTCGAATAATCAAAAATAATATATTCATCTTGATATTTTTTAAATCTTGATTCTGATGGTTTTGTAAAATACGAACTCAACAAAACACCAAGAGCATCAGCCCATCCCTCTATACTATCTTCTATTACATACTTGAGTCCTCTATTTGAATCTTTTTGTTTTTGCGATAGCGCTGGTAGTTTTGCAACATGATGTTTTTGAACACTAAATCCTGTTCCGCTACCGCAAAGAAGCAACCAAAAACATTCTTGAAAGAATCTTAATCTGTCACAATAAGAAGCTGTACAATTGTATATTTTAGCATTACGTTTTAGAATTGGTTCGCCACCAAATTGTAAAGCCCTTTGTGATCCAAGAACCTTTTTCTTATACATTATATCATAAGCCCAATCGATTTCTGCTTTGATATCTTTATCAGCATACTGTGTATGCATCATATTCTTAACTCTTTCAACCGCTTCTTTCCAAGTTTCTCTACGGTTTTCTTTTTCTAACCATCTAGCATATTTACTAACAAATGTATAAGATTGTAGTTCTTGTAGGGCTGACATTATTTTCTCCATTAATTTTGAATATTTTCTATTACACTATTTAGCCACTGTAAATTAGGTGTTACATAATATGTTTCCATTTTTGTGAGTTGAATAAATTTGTTAAATATTAGTTTCTGGGTTTCATCTATTAGATATGATCCGTGTTTATTATGCATATAAACTGTCGATACTCCTTCTTGCCACAACGCCATTATACAATCATTACAACATTGACCAGTAACATATGCTATACCATTTTCTGGTCTAATTAAACAATTCGACAAAGCATTTCGTTCAGCATGAATCATCCACG